CATAAATGGTAGCGATTTCATCGTGAGTCTCCGGAGCTTCTTGGCTCGAATAGTCAAACAATGATATATAGTTAGTCTTTAAGACTGCCTTAGTGCTTGTAGGTGTTACCTTTGCACTAGGTGATACGTTTAATGCCATGATTTATAAATTGTATATATTAATTATTGTTATTATCTTTTACCTCGGATAATACTCATTCCTCTCTTACCTAAATAATTATCAAGACCTTCGATTTGTACTCCACTGTTTTGGTTCGGTAAAGCTGAGTCACTTGATGACTTGCTATCCAACGTGGTGTTTTTTGCCTCTTTAATTACATCGTCAGCTCCGGAGTTCTTTCCTTGCTCATAGGCAAGTTTAAGCATATTCTCGAAGTTAGATATAATTGCAGTATCTCTAACAATAGCTTCGTGATTCCAATTACCGTCCTCAGTCTTCCAACTAGGGGCGTTATTAATATGGTTCACTAGATTTTTGTCTGAGCCTTCCGGCAACTTAAAGTCAAGCGATACACCATCAGCTAAATCCAATTTAATTGATTTTAACTCACTAGCTTTGGAAACAATGTTTTGATTATACTGTTTATTAGCATCCTCATTTTGTTTGACCAAAGTTTTGTATTGCTTAGCTAAATCTAAGTCTTGTTGAACCTCGGGAGTGTAATTAGCAGGGGTTGGATTACCTAAATCAGAAACTAACTTCTGTAACTCTTTACGACCTTGCGATGCAATCTTCTTAAGCTCTAGATTCTTAATATCTTTGTCATCATCGAAATCATCCTCAGATGATAAGTATTTACGATTAACTTCTAAATTGATTTCTTCGGGTGTTAATTCCGGATATTGCAGTTGCAGAAACTCTCTTGCCACTTGCTCATCGGACACCTTTGTGTAATCTTTTTGGAACTTAACCCAATCCTCGATTGGTCTTCCTGTTTTTTCTCTCCACTCGGCTAATCCTTTTAGGTATGGGTCAGAGTCTAATGGGTTTGTTGCTTCTGCAGGGGTAAGGTCATCTAAGCTTTTAATCTCTCTACCTAGCTTCTCGCTTAGGTATTTAAGATGTAACTCATCACTAATTTCTACAGGAGCTTCCTTCTTAGGCTCATCTACCTCAACGGTAGCTGTTGGTTCGTCTTCAGTATTTAAAGAACTTTTATCCTCACCTGCCTTCTGAGCAGTTTCAGTTGTTTTTGGTTCGTCAAACTCTCCTGTTACTTGAATTTCTTTCGAAGTATCTTGTATCTCGGGTTGACTAGTTGGTTCGGGCTGTGACTCTACTTTCGGTTCTGCTGCAGGTGCTTCCACCTTTGGCTCTGCTGCTGTGTCACTTGTGTCCTTAACTTCCGGTGTTAAATCAATTGTTTGACTTGAGTCCGGATTGTTTTTGTATCCTCCTATTTTCATAATGTACGTTTTATATTTTATTTAACTTTTATTACTTGCAAATATACGAAAAATATCGTATGGTCAATTTTTACGATACATCAACGTCTTCCATACCAATGCTTCCGGAAATTGTGTCATTCGCAGACTCAAAGTTCATAGCAGGTTTTGCAAACTGTTTTTGTTCAGCTATTTTAGATGTAGCAGAGTTTTGTTCTCTCTGTCTAGCATCTTTCCTGTCGTTGTCGTATTGTTTGTGTTCGTTTATAACATCTTGCTCAGCACCTTTTAAGGTCATATTGTATTGGAACTCTTTCTCCATCAACCTCATTTTAGACTGTTCCTCAGCACCTATCTCTTTAACTTTACCATTTGTTTTGGCTTCTATTTCAGCTAACTTAGATTGTATCTGTGCTTGGATTTCTTGTTGCTTAGCTTGTGCTGCAGCTTGTGTTATTTTTAATTGACCTTCATTATTCTTCTCAATCTTAGCAAGCTCTGCTTCATTTCTGTCTTTCTCTCTTTTAGCTCTTCTAATTTTTAATAGTTGATTTGCCAATTTGATGTTTCCTATTGTTCTAACATCTATAGCATCATCTAGTGTAATTAAATCTTTAGTAAGTGCAGCTTGTATATTTTGTTCTAAGAATTGTTTCTCTTGTGCATCCGGCTTAAGCTCAATGATTATACCTAAATCGTGTAGGTGATACTTCTTAAGAGCTTCTAATGTTGTCATATTGACTTTACCGATAGCATTGATGTATGCCTCTTTTAAATCTGAATACTCAAATATATCCTTAAGTCTTAATGCAAGACCTTCACCCAACCTCTCAGTCATGTTTAGAACTGAATCTAGTATGTGACGAGTAGCTGTGTTGGAGCTAGTAGCCAATTGCTCTTGGACTCCCACTGCCATTTTTGGGTGAGGTGCAGAAGCATCTGCTCCTTGAGGTATACCTATAGCATCTCTTAGTAGGTTAAGATAGTGATTATACGCACTGATTAATCTATCCAATCCTTCTACGATACCATTCTTTAATTCTCTTATTGGTTCTTTACCATAGTTGTAATCTCCGGAGTTATCTTTTGATGTACCTAGTACGTTACCTGTATCATCATAAATCTTGATTACTTCAAGTGGTGTTAAGAAACTACCATCTCCTAGAGCTATCTCAGATAATCCATCCACATCAATAAATACACCATTAGGACGAGCCTTGGCTATTAATTGTTGTAGCTTGATATGTATTTGTTGCATTTGGTCTACGTAAGGTATAATATTACCTACAAGACTTTTTGTTCTATTTTGATATAAATCCGGAGCATAGAAAATATAGTTAGGGATAGTCTTACTTAGATTACCCTTTGGTCTAATCATATTCTCACATAATTTATAATTGTATATATGCTCAGTACCAAGTATTAATATACCTTCATACCATACATCTATAACTTTTTTAACTACATCATAACCATCGTAGTTTGCATTAGGTTTTTTAAATGTACTCTCCTTCTTAGTCATTTTAAACCCACCATTCTTTGTATATTTCTTTTTGTATGAAATAGTCTTGGTAGATTTATATGTAAAGTTAAGGATGTCAACCATTACACCACCTAAATCATCTTGTTTGTAGCTAACGTTGTTTCCTGTATTGTGATACTTATTCCATTCAGAAGTACCTTTTACTATGTCTAATAGCTGCTCATCTGTGAACTTGCCCATAGACTGTCTTTTCAGTTCATTGACTGTAATTCTTTCAACCTCACCATAGTAGTGAACTTGCTTAAAGTTTCTATGCTTTGGAAATGAGTACACGCAATCTGCAGGGTCAACCCAATCAACTAAAATACCTTTAGTAGGGTCAGTCTTATGTTTGATACTACCAATACCTAAAGTAGCTACATCTTCAATAACCCTAGCTTGGGTCTCGTCATAGTCATTTAAGTCTAGTGTATATTTAAGTGCCTCTTCCGATGCAATCTCTATAGCAGGTTTATATTTAAGCTTCATGAATAAATCCAACTCTTCCTCATTGTCGGGTATATCATTTTCTAAACCGTTAGGAACTACAGCTACCCCTAAAGCTTGCTCTGCAGCTTTCATAACAGGGAGTGTATCCATTAAGTTTTGTAAATTCTTCTTGTAGTCATCCTTCAAGTTTGTAGAGAATTTATCAACAGCTTCTGCCTTAATATCAAATAACCTCTCTGTCATCTGATTAGATAAAAGTTTCACAAACTTAGGTATTATTTGAAGTGGTCTCCAATCATAGTTACTGTAAGACTCTTCATCACCACCTGTGATTAAATCTTTATATAGCTTAGTATCTTGCTCACCTCTAGCATATAACCTTAGATTATGGTATACATCCCTCTTATCGTAGAAGCTTGAATTACCTTCTTCGGGTCTGTGCCACCATTCGTATTCAATAGCTTTAGCCATTTGTAAACCATAGTCCTCCGTTCTTTTTTCCTCATCCGGAGCAAGTGGATTAGGATAAGCAGTTTTTCTAAGGATAGCCTTTTTATTATTTCGCATAATTTTTAATTGTTTTCTGATGTATTAATGAGCCTACAGACCCTTTATTGTTGTATTTCTTTAATAATGACTTAACATATGTTCTCTTTGGGGGTTCTTTAGTACCCTTGTATCTTTCTGTGTGACAAGCCATTATAGCTAATCCACTAGAGATTGTTGCATCATACTCGGTTCTTTTGTCCGGATTAAATGCTAGCCAATCCTTTAATGTTTCTTGGAATGGCATCTCCCCAATCTCTCCTAGAGGTCTAACCATTTTATCCTCGTCATTATAGACACCCACATAGTTTTCAACCCAAAGTCCTATAGCATTCATGTGTGAGTCTAGTATATCTTTACTTGACATTACCTGTCCACCATATTCCTTTTCATTTGGATTTAACATCTTTTTAGGTCTATCTAACCTATCCATAGCAAATCCTCTATAACCCCTATTTCTCATGTGACGTAGTAAGTCGATTCTGTTAGACTCAACTAATATAGGTGCTCCATAAAATCTACAGCACATTATAACGTCTTCAAAGAATATAGTTTCATCTGCAGGTCGAGCTAAATACTCTACTACAAACTTATTGGAAGGTGCTCCACCTTCGGGACTTATTACAGTCTTACCATGAAGACCCCCTTTAGAGCCCTTACCATGGGTAGATTTTAATGAGAACGGGTCACACCCAAACCTAACACACTCTAAATTAAGTGGGAAGTATTTATCTCCAATCTTCTTAACATTATTTCTTAGGTGCTCAGTATTATCTACTTTTGATGGCATCCAAGAAATCTTGAATCTTCCATTATCATCCGGATAGAACTCTACATCTGAATCAACCTCATTATTCTTCCATCTAAAGTTTCCTGTAGTAAACAAGGACTCATCCGGTTGGCTGTCATTGTAATCTATCTGCTCGTACAACTTGTTTATATTAAACATACAACTAGAGTCTTCATCTCTAAGTGCATGCTCTAAAGTCCTTGGATATGTTCTTAACTGTTCGTTAAGAGCTTTATCTGACTGATTTTTCTTTTGCTCTTCTACTGCTAATAAATAGTCAATAGAACCAATTTTTATTAATTCACCACTAAGGTTGTACAGTGTACCTTTAGGTTTAACAGTGTGGCAGAAACCATACTTATCTGTGTACTCCTCCATGTTATCTTGTGCAGGTAAGAAGTACATGTATAATCCTGTAGCTGTCTTCTGCGTTGTTTGATTTCTATTTTTAACCATAGAACCATTTATAAGCTCTACATATTGGTCACCACCTTTAGCTCTTGAGCCCATAGTTGAACCTATGTAAGCTTTACCAACTACCTTACCGTTTGGCATCATCGTTGGAGCTACCATACCTAAATGGACAATATAATCATGGGGTTTCATCCACTTAGCTGCCTCATCCCCTAAATAACCATTTAACTTAACGGAGTCATAAGAATCATTCTTTGTTGGTCTATGGTCTATATTAGTGTTTAAATAGTCTTTTACGCCTGTATTACGAGCTTTCTTAGCTTCCTTGGAGTTATTCGATGGCTTACCAAAGAAAAGCTCATTAGGGCTATCCTCCTTGCCTTTTACGACAGGTCTTATATAGAACGGTAAAGATAAGAACATATACGAGAATTTATCAAACGCTTCTTGAACGTCATCTCCCGATTTAGATGTCATACCATACTTACCATTACTTGTAGTAGTAGATTGGTTCAATAGAACTGCTAGTACTGCATATGTAAATCCTGTACGTCTAGACTTTACAAACAATTGACCTAAACATCTTTTATCAACAATACATGCCTCAATGTGGTAAAACATATTAAGCTGTGCATAACGGAAATCCATATAACCACCGTTATCTAGCATAACACACCACTGTAAAGCAAAGTAATGGTTACCTGTTAAAAATACAGGAGTACCATTATTGTAGAACCATAATCCCTCTCTACGTCTTCTATACTCTTCACGTATAAACTCATCCCACAGTTCTACATTATCCGGATTAATTTCCTCCGGTGCAGGTTGTCTTCTCCAATGTTGCTCTGCTTTTGGCAGGTCATGAAAAAGTATTTTTGTTTTATCTTTTGGTACTTCCGGAAGTGTAATGTGTAAATCCTGTAGAATAACAGTCTCTCCCTGTGTTGAGAAAGGACAAATGTTAACACCATCAGTATCCTCATTGTACCAACCTTTGAAATAATTCTTAATGTTATATTTAGAATCCTTTGCAAAGACTTCGGGATAACCTAACCTAAACTCCTTGTCGGCTAAGTCTAGGTTTCCTTCATCCCTTTTATTTCTTAAATCTATTAAAGACTTGTTTAAGTCCATAACAGCGTTTACTATAAACCCTTTAGCTGCGATAGCTTGGTTGTGTCGCTCAGCATCTAGCTCAGCATAATCAATTGGCTGTCTTAAAGCGTGCCTTAATGTAAGCATAGCTTTATCACCTGCATCTACAACCTCTGATACATACTCTAATAACGTTGAGGTTGATGGGGAATTTGGGGAGTTAGCCCAAACCATCAATATCTCCTTAGCTGAATTAAATGAAGACACTTTAGACTTCATTATAATCTGCATCTTCTCGGGGTTTTCCAAGTCATCAGCTCTAAACTTATACTCTAAACCGTCAATAATAGTATCTAACGCTAATTTTATATCATCACTTAATCCTATCATAGTACTGCTAAAATGTCCTTTGTTGACATCTTGTAGAGGGTTTCCCCTTCTATATTAAATTCATATTCACTGTAGTCTGAGAACAGTACCTCATCACCTACTTTTACTCCTTGGGCTAAAAGTTCATCATTTGGGAACTTTACTGTACCTCTTAATTTTTTGTTCCCATTATGGGAATTGCTTTCCACTTTTGTGATAGTGAACCCATTTACCTCTTCTTCCTCAAACTCTATAGGCTTAACAAACACAAAAGGTTTTATAGCCTGCCAATCTCCACCATCTCTTCTGTATCCAAACACTAATGTTAGAGGTATGAAGTATTTATTATCTTCTATGTAATAATCGCTTTTAACTTTCTTACCTTTCATACCATTTCTCATCCTAAACATGTTGTGGTGTACAATCACCTCATCACCTTCTTTGAGTATGGTAAAGCTAGGTGCTTCCACAACCTTAGCTATTCTGTTGATGTGAGCCACGCTCTCTATTGTAGAGTTAACGATTATCCCATCTACTTCATTTTTGTAAGCTTCATCAATCTCTACTATAATATAGTTGATTGTCTTCATTACACAAATGTTATATCATTCTCAATATGTATTGGCATGTCTATAATCGTCTTCCAAAGGATTATCCCTTCGTCTTTATTTGAAATATAGATGTTGTAACCAACTTTATCTCCTTCAACTTTTTCTAAAGCTATTAGGGTTATTGTATAATCTATTCCTAATAGGTTCATTCTCTTACCTACTTGGTAGTGTATAGAACCATTTGGGTAGTCTTTACCAACTGATATTTTTCTAATTATTTTCATATTTACTTTTATTTTAATTTAATACAAAAATACGAATTTATAAGACACGGTTATTTTATACAAAAAAAAGGGACAACCGTTAAGTTATCCCTTTAGTAAAAATTCATGTTTTTGTTATTCTTGTAATAGTTGTATCATAATACTCGGTCTTCCTATAGGCGAGTTTTGATTTACAACAATATCACACTTGTACTTTTCTAGTACTGCTACTATTGCCTCTGAGCAGTCTTTTTGTCTCTGCTTGTTTGCTCTAGCTTGCTCTATTAAAGCTTGCTCTTCTTTTGTAATAGTTGTTTTTTCTTCTTTAGGTGTTACCTTCTTTGTTGCCATAATTGTTTTGAATTAAGTTAAATTATATAATTTATGCAAATATACAAAATTAATTTAACAGTTTGTTTTTAAAATTAAGCAAATGCTGCTGTCTTTGACCACGATACTAAAAATGTATTAGACGCTCCTGTTGAATTTGTAATACTTACAAGATTGCCTGTTATAGATAATGAAAACTGACTTGCGGCGTAG